CTTTAATCTAATGCAATTACGAGACCCTGAAATTGCATCTTCAATAAAGTCAAACGTTAGGGCTATCATGGATGACCATCAACCAATGCTCGATTTGGTAGAGTTCAAAAAGATGTTCATGTATGATAAATTGTACACAGCATTCGCTAATGTGGATTCTTGGTTGAGAAATTCATTCACATCCTTGGAAACAAATTTAAAAAATCACTTTGATAATAGAAAATAAATTCGTATATTTGGTTTATGGAAAAATTCGGAACGAAGTTCTCAAACACATTTCAGATAAAAGTTATATCATCCTTACTTGGTGATAGAGTTTTTACCAGACAGGTGTTTGATATCCTTAAACCACAATATTTCGATTCAGAGGCATCGGAGTGGTTGGTTAAGGAAATAATGTCCTATATGGACACATATGAGACGTTACCAACCCTTGATGTACTAAAGGTAAAGATTAATTCGGTTGAGCGTGATGTTTTAAAGACTTCAATTGTTGATACTTTAAAATCCGCTTGGACTAATCTTGAAAGTGAGGATTTAGACTATGTAAAAGAACAATCGGTAGAGTTTTGTAGAAATCAATCAATCAAGAACGCTATTCTCGATTCAGTATCATTACTTGAACAAGGTAAATACGATACAATCAAGAAAAAGATTGATGATGCTATGAAGTCAGGTCAATCACAAGATATTGGTCATGATTACAAAACCATGATTGATGTTAGATACGAAGACACAATTAGAAACGTGGTATCTACTGGTTGGAAAGTGATTGATGATGTTACACAAGGTGGTTTTGGTAAGGGTGAACTTGTAATGTTTGCTGCTCCTCCGGGAATTGGTAAATCTTGGTCATTGATTAACATTGGTGTTAACGCAATGAAACAAGGTAAGACGGTAGCCCACTATACATTGGAATTAAATGAAGGTTACGTTGGTCAAAGATACGATGCTGTTTTAACGGGCATACCTGTCGCTAACCTTAAATTTAACCGAGAGGAAGTTGACAAAATGGTCAAGTCCGTGAAGGGTGACCTAATTGTAAAGTATTACCCTACCAAAACTGCTAGTGTGACCTCGTTAAGAGCTCACTTGGATAGAATGATTCTACAAGGAAAACGTCCTGATGTTGTAATTGTCGACTATGCTGATTTGTTGAGAGGGCCCTCGAAAGAAAAACGACATGAAGAGTTGGAAGAAATTATCGAAGACTTGCGTGGTATGGCCGGTGAGTATGAAGTACCAATCTACACAGCATCTCAAATCAATCGTAGTGGGGCAGAAGATGACATTATTACAGGTACAAAAATTGCAGGTTCATTCTCTAAAATGATGACTGCTGACTTTGTAATCTCATTGTCTCGTAAGATTGAAGACAAGTTAAGTGGTACTGGAAGATGGCACGTTATTAAGAATCGATTTGGGCCTGATGGTATGACTTTCCCATCCAAGGCAAACTTCTCAAATGGTCAAATTCAGATATTTGATGACGCTTCCATTGATGGTAAACAAACACAAAAAGAGATGAAAGGTGGGGAGAGTTTGGTAAGAAAAGAATTGTTACAAAAATATAAAGAAATCAATGGTGGGATGGATTTCTAACCACTATATATAATCACCCAATTTATAAAAATGAAGAAAAAAATAAGGAGAGTTGTATATGGGACTATTTGATAATCGTATACCATTTAAACCCTTTGAGTATACGGAATACTATACTGAAGGATGGTTGAAACAAGCACAAGCATTTTGGTTGCATACGGAAATTCCAATGCAAGGAGATGTTAAAGATTGGAATGAAAATTTGTCAGTTTCAGAAAAGAATTTGGTTGGTAATATCCTTTTAGGATTTGCTCAAACTGAATGTGCTGTATCTGACTATTGGACTGGTATGGTTACCAAGTGGTTTCCTAAACACGAAATTAAACAAATGGCTATGATGTTTGGTTCACAAGAAACCATTCATGCTACGGCTTATTCGTACTTAAATGAAACACTCGGACTCGAAGATTTTGAAGCGTTCTTACATGAGCCCGCTACTGCTGAAAAGTTTGAGGTTTTAATTAACACCAAAGCAGAATATACACCGGAAGATTTAAAGTGGAATTCTGATGCCCGTGAAGATGTGGCTCGTTCACTTGCTGTGTTCTCGGCATTCGCTGAAGGTGTTTCATTGTATTCATCATTTGCTGTTTTGTATTCGTTCCAAATGAGAAATCTTTTGAAAGGGATTGGTCAACAAATGAAATGGTCAGTAAGGGACGAATCATTACACTCAAAAATGGGATGTCAATTATTCAGACATATGTGTGATGAATACCCTGGATTATTAGAGAGTGTTAAACCAAAAGTTTACGAAGCTGCTCGACTAATTCAAAAGTTGGAACACAACTATATTGACAAAATGTTTGAAATGGGTGACCTTGAAAATCTAAAAAAGGAAGACCTAAAAAACTTTATCAATCAGCGCTTAAATGAGAAATTGGCCGAGCTTGGTTATAATCCATTTGCTGGTGGTAATGATTATTTTGAATATGATAAAGAATCAGCCGAAAGATTAGAGTGGTTCTACCATTTGACTGGCGGTTTAACACATACTGACTTCTTTGCTCTTCGACCAACCGACTATTCGAAGGCTGGTGAAGGTGAAGATTGGTCTGATATATTTTAATTAGTTATGAAAAATTATGGAGAAGAATTGGGTTGGGAGCTCGGAGTAGACTTTCCAACCTGGGGTAATACCGAAATTTATGTTAAAACAATCTCAAAGGGATATCTCCTTGCCGGAGAAACCCCAAAAGACGCTTACTGGCGTGTATCTACCGCAGTTGCCCGTAGGTTGGGTAAACCTCAACTTGCTAGTAAGTTTTTTGATTATATTTGGCGTGGGTGGCTTAATCTTGCTACTCCTGTCCTTTCCAATACTGGTACTGACAGGGGTCTACCGATTTCTTGTTTCGGTATTGATGTCGGTGACTCAATCCAAGAAATAGGTTCAAAGAATCTTGAAATGATGCTACTCGCCAAGCATGGTGGTGGTGTTGGTATTGGTGTAAATATGATTAGGTCGGCTGGGTCAAGAATCACCGGAAATGGTACATCTGATGGTGTAGTTCCATTTTGTAAGATTTATGATTCAACCATTCTTGCTACAAACCAAGGTTCGGTTCGTAGGGGGGCTGCTTCAATCAACCTAAACATTGAACATGGTGACTTTGATGAGTGGATTGAAATTCGTGAACCAAAGGGTGATGTGAATCGACAATCGCTGAATCTACACCAATGTGTAGTGGTGGGTGATAAGTTTATGAGAAAACTTGAAGAGGGTGATGCTGAAGCTCGTAGAAAGTGGGGTAAGGTACTTCAGAAAAGAAAAGCTACTGGCGAACCATATATCATGTTCAAGGGTAATGTAAACAAACAAAATCCAGAGGCATACAAACAAAATGGATTAAAAGTCTTTATGACTAACATTTGTAGTGAGATTACACTTCACACGGACGAATCACACTCATTTGTATGTTGTTTGTCATCAGTAAATTTGGCTAAATATGATGAATGGAAAGATACCGACCTTATCTATACAGCCGTTTGGTTCTTGGATGGTGTTCTTGAGGAATTTATCCAAAGAGCAAAGAATATGAGAGGATTTGAAAATTCAGTTCGTTCGGCTGAAAAGGGTCGTGCTCTTGGTCTTGGAGTTCTTGGATGGCACACATACTTACAACAAAAAGGTATGTCATTCGAGGGTCTTCCTGCTCAGTTTGAGACTCGTAAGATTTTCTCTCAAATGAAGATTGAGGCTGAACGTGCTTCTCGTGCTATGGCTGAAGAATATGGTGAACCTTTATGGTGTGTTGGTACTGGTATGAGAAATACTCACTTGATGGCTATTGCTCCAACTGTATCAAACTCAAAATTGAGTGGTAATGTTTCTGCTGGAATTGAACCATGGGCTGCAAACGTGTTTACGGAACAAACTGCTAAAGGAACGTTCATCCGTAAGAATTCTGAATTGGAACGAGTTCTTCGTAAAATTGGAATCAACAATAAAGATACTTGGGATAAGATTCTACAAGATGGTGGTTCGGTACAAGATATCGCGGAGCTTGATAATTGGGGGTTTGTTAATGGTAAGTTGACAAATCGTAATGATATGACCGAATCTAATTTTGAAAACAAAGAAATTGATTGGGTAAAAGATGTTTACAAAACATTTAAAGAAATCAATCAGTTGGAGTTGGTAAAACAAGCCGGTATCAGACAACAATACGTTGACCAATCAGTATCGTTAAATTTGGCATTCCCAACTCAAGCTACTCCAAAATGGATTAATCAAGTACACATGGAAGCATGGAAATCGGGTATCAAAACCCTTTATTATATGAGAACGGAGTCAGTTCTTCGTGGTGATATTGCTACAAAAGCTACTGACCCTGATTGTTTAAGTTGTGATGGATAGAAATATGAGAAACTACATTTATTTTAGTGCTCCGTGGTGTGGACCTTGCAAGATGCTAGGTCCAGTCATGGATAGAGTTAATAACACCATTCCGGTTCAAAAAATTATAGTTGATGACTTTCCACAAATTGCTAAACAACATAATGTTAGAAACATACCAACAGTAATTTTATTTGAAAATGGTGTAGAAGTAAAACGCTTTGTGGGAGTTAAACCCGAATCTGAATATTTAAATCCATAAGTTATGACAAAACCAAGTATAGTTTTTGCCACAATGTGCAAAAACGAAGAACATTGTATTCTCCAAACATTGGAGTCTGTTGCTGATTATATTGATTATTGGGTAGTGTGTGATACTGGCTCTACTGATAAGACAATTGAGTTAGTAAAAACATTCTTTGAGGAAAGAAATATCCCTGGAGAATTGCATCAAGACGATTGGGTCGGATTTGACCACAATAAAACCCTTATGATGGATAGAGCCAAAGGTAAAGCTGATTACATTATGCATTTAGATGCTGATGACCTATTGGTGGGTGACTTTTCGTTCGAAGTTTCAGAGCTTGAAGATGCTTATTTTATTCCTGTAAAACGTGGTACATCTGAATGGAAAGCTCTGATTATGTTTAATGGAAATCACAGTTGGAAGTTTTGTGGTGTAGCTCATACTACTATCAAGAATTTGGATAAACCAAATTATACTACAGGTGATTTATCACATCTTGGATACTACATTTCAGGAGAAGGAATTGGGTCACGAGCATTCGACCCCAAGAAGTATTTGTATGATGCTGAGCGATTACAAAAACAATTTTGGGATACGTTGATTAATGATCCTGACGAACTGAATAGTCGTTCGGTATTTTATACAGCCCAAAGTTATATGGACTATGGTATGTATCGTGAAGCTTTACAATGGAATCGTTTGTACCTAAAATTAAAAAATGTATGG